ATGGCTAAAATAAAATTTAAAGATTATTATGTAGAAAAATTGGAATATAATGAGAATGAAAATTACATTGAGCAATCATCAAGTTCTCTTGAAGTTGAAACCAGTCCAAGTGTGGACATAGTTTTTAAAGAAGATTTTATATTGATTGTTTTTGAAGATAAAATTGGAAATGTGGAAAATGAAAATTGTCCGTTCACTGTCAACATCAAATTAAATGCTTTTTTTGAATATAAAGTTGAGGAAAATGAAGAAGACAAAGAACTTTTAAATACTTTAATTAGTCAAAACGCAATTGCTATTGTATATCCATATATTCGTTCTTTAGTTGCCGATGTTACTCAAAGATCAAATCGTTTCCCTTCTTTTATCTTGCCCACTATTAATGTAGCTAAACTTATGAAAAATAATGATGCTATAAAATTTCATTTTCTAAATAACGATTAAAAAGTCTATTCAATTAATGAATAGACTTTTTAATTACATATTTATGTACCCTGTAGGACTCGAACCTACGACCGGACGGTTATGAGCCGTCTGCTCTAACCAACTGAGCTAAGGGTACAGGTTGTGCCACAAAAAGCCATACAAAATACAAACGTCTGGAAATAAATCGTGGCAACAAACCTGTTATCGCATAGCTTGGAGTGTGACTATTTATGGGTGATAGTGAAGATATGCGATAACATCACTATTTTATCGAATGATTTTTATAGTTGTCAATATAGTTATGTACTGCTCCTCAACGAGGAGCTATTTTTATCGTTTAGGAATATTTAAATACCAACGTTTGTCCTGGAAATCTTGCGCACCGCCTTTAGTGTTTCCTTCTGGATCATTCGTTGCCCGCATCATGACATAGACTTTCTTATTAGGGAAGTTGCGCATGTTAAAAGATACATGATAGCCAACGTTTCCAGATGTCCCATACGCTTGATTTACATCTGGTCTATAAATTCCATCAGCTTTTACTCTAGCTAATTCTTTCCCAGTATTGTAATCCATAATGAAGATATACTCGTATTTATAGTTAGCAATGTGCCATCCAGCTACATGCAAGTTTGCGTTTTCGATTTCTCCGAACTGATCAATGTGGGCGTAATTTGTTCCATCTGTCAGCGTAGGATTTGCAGCACCTGCTCTAGTTGGATCAATGACTGGTTTATCATCTGAAGTAGTTGGATTTTCATTGGTAAATCCATGAGCTAAATCATAAGCAAGCTTTTCTTTGCTGACTCCCATTTGCGATAAGTAACCATATGGATCTGTGTGATTCCCCCAAACATAATTTGTCACCCACAAATGAGATATGATTCCTTTTGTAAATAAAGAAGTTCCTTGATCAAGAGTCAGTGGAATTCCATATTTTTTTGCACTATCTCTTGTATATTCAATGTAAGCTCGATAGTTTTTCTCAAACAATGCTTTATCATATGTGCGTTGTAATTCAATCTGGACAGGCGCATAAGGGTTGGCGTTACCAGCACCCCACGAAACATATCCTTGCTCACCCACACGGTAGACAATCCCACCGTCACCAATAACGTCTGTGGTATAAGGATTACTTCCGTTATAATTATTTTTCATGTTGGCTGCTACATTTCTTGCTGGTGCATCTATTCCAGTTTCGTGCAAAATAATTTTGTTAGGAATTGCTAATCTGGAGTCTCCTTGATTCGGCGCTAAATTATACTCGTCATTAATAGTATAAGCAAACGTATTAATGGGTAATAAAAAAAGAGCCATCATAAGGCCCATATATAAAGTAATTTTCTTTTTCATTCCTATCCCTCCACTTTATTTTCATAAAAATAAAGAAGCACGAAAACTATTTTCGTACTTCTTTCTCAATCTCGGTGACTTTGTTTTCAATTCGTCTCATATCTGAACGCATAAATTCAAAGCCCTTATTTAATTCATTTAAAGTGGCTAAGAATTCACGCCGATCCAGTTTTGAATTTTCTCTTTCATCATGCAATTCTTTCCGATAGTAAGTATTCATTCGCCAGGAACCAAAAATAATAATACCTACTAAAATAATCGTTAAAGGTAAAAAAATTACGCCATCAGCTTCTAGTACTTTTCTAAAAGCTTGATCGATTCCTTCCATAAATTCTCACCTTCTTCCTATTCAGTGAGAATTTCTTTCGCTTCTTCTTTCGTAATACTTCCCTGCTCAACAAAACTCATCACATCTGCTTTAGTGTATACACCTAAATTATAAAAGAATTGGATATCTTCTTTACTTGGATACATCAGGCATACCTCCTTCTGTAATGACTAAATCTTCTGGAAAAACAACTTTTTGAATTTGTTCAACCATATTTTTTAATTTTGTAACTTCTTTCATCGTATTCGCTGCTATTTGATTAGAACGAACATACAGATCATATGGTACACCTCGAACCCAGATCCACTGATTGTTTTCCCAGTCAAAACCTGCGATCATGACATCTGGTCCTTTTGGTGGTTCTACTTCTGTATATGGACGTGAAGTTGTTGAATCTTTAGGTGCTAACCAGATTTCATAACCTTGTCCTACTACTTTATAGACAACTTTCATATTTTCGTTCATAAAATTTCCTCCTAATTTTTAAATACTTCATTCCATAATTGTTGGATTTGTGTCTGCATTTGGCTAATCGTAGGATCACGTTTGTAATAGAGAATATCGGTCAAATAGATGCGATAAGTAAATTGTAATGTAGTTTTTCCATAAAATAGAGACACATCTTCTGCATTTTTGCCAAACATTAAAATATTTACTCGCCCTTGATTATCTAAAAACAGATTGGAATTTTCTTTAACAATTAATTTTTCCATTGTTTTATATTTCTTATCCTCATTTTGGGCGTACTCTATCCATTGTTCTAAATGGTTGTCATACCATAAACTAGACATTCCGCCAGCTCTTTGAGAAGAAGCTTCCTCACGAGTTCCGTGTTGAGCATAAGCATAAGTACTAGGAGTGATAGAACTCAAACCTTTTTCCACAATAGTAATTTGTTGACTAAGTTCTTTAGCTTTCAATCCCTCAAAGTATTCATCACCTAGCCACCGTTTTATTTCTTCCACAATATTCCATTGAATACGTAGGCATGGATATATTGTAGTCCGACTACTTTCTGTACTAGAGCCATAAGTACTATTTCCTCTTAAAGCTTCATAACCTAGTGCTGTCTTAGCATCTGGATAAGGATGTACCTCTAATAAATTTGTATATGGCGTAGGCATTTCAAATTGATCCGCATAAATAAATTTAACTTGACTCGCAATATTCGGATTTTCTATGACGCTTCCCACGATTTTTCCATTGAAATTAAGCTCTCTTGTAAATTCAAAATATCCTCGTGTTAAGCCAAGAATCAAATCATTCACAGTAAATAACCCATTATCAGCAATCAACTGAAGCAATCGATTGGTTTCGCTTTGATTAATTTCTACTTTTTGACTAAGTGATTGGACTTGTTCTGTCAATTGACCAACACTAGCTTCTAATTCTGGTCTCAGTGATTCGATGTCTTCCTTCGCTTGCTCAGCTAAATCAAAAACTTCTTTTTTGATTTGTTCAAAGTCTTTGATGTATACCTCACTTGCTTCTCCGATTTCACTGTCAATTTTTGAACGGATAACTGTGAAAGTGAAGGCTATCTCATCACTATGAGAACCGTCTTCAAAATCAAGGTACACGTACCCTTTTACTTCTCCTTCATGATTTAACAATTGTTCAGGCAGAGGATAGGTCACAATGCCACTTTCAGGATTTTCAATAATTGGTTGACTATCGATCGCAGTGAATTTCTTTTCTTGTCCATCTTGCATGATCGTCAATAAGATTTTAAAGGTGGTATTGGTGAGATCAGTAATTTGATAATCTTGATTACGAAACAAGAATTCCAATGCTGAAGAGCCTCTATCATAGCTATAAAAAACAAATCCTGTATCTTGTTCATTTTTTCCTTTCACTTTGGTACAAACTTTCATTCGACCAATTTTCTTAAATTTCATCACATTGCACCTCCTCTCTATATAAAAACAAGCAATTCTAGTCAGCTGTTTCCTGACCAAGAATTGCTTGGACTTTTTCTCTCAATATTTTAGGCACATCTTCAATTGTTTTCTTTCCTTTTTTTATCAAATCCGCATAGATTTTTTCCATATTACTCACTCCCTAGTGAAGATTCATAAATTTCAGTCATCGCAATTTGTAAATCAGTGATTTGATTATTCAATGAATCGTTGCTTTCTTTTAAACCTTGATTCTCTTCTTGAACTTGTTCAAGTTGTTGTTCTGTCTTACGATGAATTTCTTCTAATAATTTTAATTTTTTAGAGAAATCTTGCGTAACAACTTCCTCCCATTTTTGTTCACTCGGATTCCAAAATTGGCGATCTAATGGAATATCTGGTAATGGTGGTACCGATGTACAAGGCAAATTTTCTGGATAGTCATCTGGCACTTCCCCTAAAACTTTCCCACCTACTGGATAAAAATATTCATACATTGTTTTCATGTTCTTTTCCTCCTATGCTCTAATTACTTCTTGTATATGGACGAAGTCCACACCCCAAGCATTACCACTATCAATTTTATAATTCGTTCCTAACACAAGAGTTACTTTATCTCCCGTTTTAAAATTACGAGCATCATGCCAGCCAATATCATTGCGCCAGTTCAGATTTCCAGCAACGCCTGCTACTCGTTTATCTCCTCCACCATTGACGCGCATGCCTAAGTACGCATAAAATGAACCTGTTGTTGTTTGACATCTAAAATTACCATCAAATCTGAGACAACAATCTTTTAAAATAGTCAACGTTTTTTTGTCTGATGAAATAGTAAAAAAATCATTTGTTTTAGACCGCTCATTATCATATGAATGAACATTTCCCCAACGTAATGTTGTTCCATCACTTATTTTTTCACCATCTAACCCTCCGCCTGATAATGAAATACCAAACATTTCTTTCGCGATGTTTACGCCGCCTATAGTCGGCGTTTGTAAAAAATTCTTGAATCCATCAATCGCTTGATTACCCGTTGTTTGAACTAATCTGTCTTTTCCATCAATTGCATCAACATGTGTTTTCAAATATTTAGGAACGCCATTTTCTTTTAATTGCACAATATCAGACATTAAACAGTCCCCACTTTCTCAAATGTAATATTCGCTAATCCATCAAGTTTCTTTTTATCGTCTTTAGACATCAAACCATTTGCTGTCGTTGTGGCTACTGCTGTAGTTGTCGCATTCTCTCCAGGATCACCTTTATCTCCCTTTGGTAAAACAAAATTAAATCTAGCTGCAGATGATGTTCCTACATTCGTAACAGAAGCGGTCGAACCACTAGAAACTGTTCCTATGGTAATTGTTGCTGCTTGACCAGGATCGCCTTTATCTCCCTTCACCGTTGTTGGTTTGCCTTCTATAGCATTCCAATGAGTTTGTGGATAAACCTGTACATCGCTTTGTTTTATTTTTACGATATCTGTCATTCTCTATACCTCCCCAATTTTTTCAAAAGTAAAATTTGGAATTCTTTCGTTTGTGTAATTTTCTGCTTGATTTACAGCTTCTTGAAATTTTTGATCTACATATGACTGATTAACACCAGTCCCACTACCACCTGTAGAACTAATTGTTCCATCTTCTGCAATTGATATATTTGCACCTGCTTTTAATATTTTTAGAGATTCTAATTTTCTCTTTAATTCTTCAGAGAAATTGAAATCTGTTTGCTTAGTTGCAGATAAAACACCTTCTTCAGTAACTTCTAAGAGTTCCCCAACTTTTATACCTCCTAATTGTTCAGGGGTAGCAATCGGCAAAATATATGTTCCACCTTCTCCATTTACAATCTTTTGAAACATTTCAGCAGTAAGAATACCATCGCTTGTCTCGCTTGCATAAGGTAGTTCAGTAATTGCATTCTCTAATCCTAAATCAGCTTTCGTTAAAATGACTGCACCATATTTACCATTAACCGAAAGAACTTTTGATTGTCCTGATATCATTTTTTCTAAGCCTAAAACTGCAGAAACATGTGTAATTGGCATAAATTGACGTTTAACACCAGATTCATCAGTTTCCATCATTCTCTTTACTTTAACCATCAAATCACCCCAACTTTCTCAAGAGTGAATACATTTTGTTTTTCATCATCAATGGTAGCTATAACTAATGCTCCTTCGGATATATTACTTTCAATAGTTTCTACTTTTTCTACCTCATGATTTTTAGAAAATAAATCATCTTGTAAAACATCCACCATTTCAATTTCGCCGTATTCGATAGTAAATAAACTTTTTCTCAAATTTTCAAATAAATAATCCATATCTGCAAGCAAACGATTAGAAATTGAATTGTGTCGTTTACCTTGAATATCCACTCTCGCATCCATCAATTCCGCAAGCATCGTTCCTCCAGGATCAATTGTTTTTAAAATATCCTTGATTGATTTAAACCATGACAAGTAATCTGATTCTTGTCCTTCTCTCCAATCTTGGAAACTATTCTCCTGTTCTTCTCTCCAGCGATCAAATTCTTCTTTCCTTTCATTCATCCAGTCCGTAAAATCACCTTTATTTTCATTAATAAAAACTGTCATATCAGCAATTAAATCTTCAATTGATTGCCAATAAGATCCCATTTCTCCTTCTGTTTTTGAAACAGCATTGATGACAAAATAAGAGAAGTCTTGAGTTGTTCCAATCAAGTCTTCTCCTTTAAATATAATGAAATTGGCTGTTTGTCGATGCAAACACTGCATGGAATATTTATCAAAAATATATTTGATTTTTCCTTTTTTAGCATCCAAAATTTTTGTTTCTAATTGGACTGGATATTTTCCGCCTACAATTGATTCAAAATATACCTTACATTCTGATAAATCGTAGGGAAGTCCATTTTCAACAATTGTAGCTTCCATAACTTCAGTGTTTTTATTACCTTGTCGGACTTGAATCATTCCCACATAATTATAGGGTTCTGTTGTACTTAAAACGACATTCCATTTACTCATAGAATCACCACCTTAAAATTGGATATAATTTCTTGGATTCTCAAAATCAACAACTGGCTGTGGCCAATAATTTTTCATAATTTGAAAATGTAGATGTTCTCCTGTAGATGGACCAGTTGTTCCCATCAAACCAATTTGAGCGCCTTTCTGAACTTTTTGTCCAACAGAAACATCGACACGAGACAAATGAGCATAACCTGTCCACTTTCCATTACTATGTTTAATGACGACATAATTTCCATACCAATCATAATAATTGGCACCAGCTTGAACAACTTCCCCATCTAATGCCGCAAAAATAGGTGTATTAGGATTTCCATTTACAAGATCAATTCCATTATGAAATTCTTGACCACCATTTATTGGACTAGTTCTCCATCCACATTCTGAAGTGACCGTCACTGGTTTTTGAATTGGACATATAAAATTCCCTCCAGGTTCTGGACTGGTTAATCCATGTAATTTGTTGTACCAAGCTTGCGCATAATTTTGTCGTTCTGGATGTGCAGAAGCTGGACGTTCGAAGTTCATTTCAAAAGCATATGCTGCACTTTTGGCATCATTGATTGTCTTGAACCCAGATACTGTGGTTGGATTTACTTTTCCAATCCATTGTCCGTTGAACATACACCAATCTAATAATTTTACTTGCGCTTCGATACTTCGATAATCTTCTTGTATCCCTGCGGTATTCATCAAACGCTGAACATACTCTCGTCCGTTCCAAGTTGGTGATCCTACTAATGGATAAGCAGATCCATCCCATTGAACAAGTCCATAGGCTGGACCACCCACCTGTTCGGTGTCAGGATTCATGCTTGCTCCGACTTCACCCTGAATATTCCCCAATATACCTGCGGCTGCATATTCAGAATATCCACGTGCTTTAAGCATCGTCCAAATTTTCCATGCTCGTTTTTCTGCTTCCGTTGTCAATTGAGGTGGAATTGTTCCAGGATCACTTCCTCCGCTTCCTCCGCCATTTTTATCAATTTTTACGCCATTCACATAAAGCTCTTTCACATCTAAACGTCCACCTATGGAAGTTCTGCCAATCAAATCTATACGATCATTAATTAAATACATATTTTTTTTACCAACGATTAATCCATGTCCTTTAACAGAACTAATAGCAATTGCTTCACCACCAGAATTCAAATTAATTTGTAAAGCTTTACCATCAAAATCTGCATATACTGGGTTTCCCTGAGAGTCCATACCAACAACCAGATCAGGAAACTGATTACCTTCGGTTCCCATTGTTCCGATAGACCTATTACCATACCAAAATTCCATTCCTTTTCTAGTTAATTGCATAATTTTTTGATTTTTATTTTTAATCTCCAATAATCCATTAACAAGACGCAAAACATCACCTGTTTTGTTAAAAGAATTTTGAAATACATCGGCTTTAATAATCCCTGTTTGGATAAAATTAGCATTGAATTTCCCATCTAAAGTCCAAGCTGTTGTAAATGGCCCTTGCCATCCTTTAGATGAAAAACCTATTCCACTTTTATTTATCCTTAAAACTTGTTTTGCTTCTTCTAATTTAGGATGATCGCAAAAAAACAGATCAGTTGGACGATTTTTGGGCCACCATATAACATGACCGCCATCGTTTCCAGAAATAATATTAGTCACTACATCAATAAAATCACTGGCATATTTTTTACCTGTATAACCTTTTAATGTGTCTGATATTTCTTGCTTCTGTTTTTCGAAGAAAGTATATTTGGTATCACCAGCTTCTAAAGATTCAACTCGTTCGCTCAAAGAATCATATACTACTTTAGTAATTTGAGCAGTAATATTTATCTTGAAACGTTCATGAAAAATATCAAAAGTATCAAACAATCCCACTTCACGAAATTTTTTAAATCGTTTTGCTAAAACTGTATCTTCCATTTTTCGAATATTTAATTCAATAGATACATTTGGTTGATCGCAATTAGGGTTAATAGAACTAAAATATTTCTTTGCTACTTCATTCAAACTTTTTTGATCTGTAACGCCTTGATTTTCTGTAAATTGAACATATTCTGAATAAATCTCACCATCATACTTGTCGATATTGGGTGAATCTACTGGATTTCCAAATATCCGTTCTGTTTCTCCTTCATTATTTTGTATATCTGCATAAGGAAAAATTCGAGTCAGTAAACCACCAAAATTGGTTTCAACTTTCAAACCAGTTAAATTTTTCCTGTATCTAAAAGTTGTCACATGATCTCTACCTCTTCGGTTCAATAAAGATAATTGAAACGGCTCATGTTTCATCTCTCCACCAAATATTTGGTTTAGAGAACCATCTATTCCTTTTATACATTTTAAAGGATTGGATACTTCTATACTTGTTGATCCTACACGAGTGATATCACTAAACAAATGAATATCACTAGATTGATCCATTGATTTTTCCAAATATCTCATTGCTTCTTGACAAGTAACTCGCTCAAATTCTAATTTCTTCACTGCACGATTTCCAAGTTTCATAGTTCTAGACTTTCCGTAAACATATAATAATCCTGTAGCCATATCTTTATAATGGTTGTAAATATAAAAAATATGAAAATCATCTGTTGCGTTAGGTTTACATTTGATCTGATAATTGTGATCTTCTAATTGACTTGAAAATTTAGCGTTGATCGGAAAACTTAATTCGACAGTATAACTTCCATTTGATTCCTCTGTCACTAGACATTTTTTACAATCAGATAATATTCCAATACCTCCAGCAGTAAAATCTGTATCTGTAGAGCTATACAATACTGGTCTCATATTTTAGTTTGCCACCTCGGTTCAACAATTATTTTTTTTACATTGTTATTCCAAGTAATCCGATTCTCGCCAGAATCTAAATAAGGATAAACTTGATTACTTAACAACTTCCTATGTTCATTTACTAAAACACCATCTACCTCACGATAAGTTTCCATCACATCTGGATCAGAATCAATTGTAATATCTGAAGTTACATTAGAAAATTTTGTCTCTCTTCCATTGATAGAAAGAGTCACATTGCCCGATCCATATATTTTAATTTTGGGATAAGATGGATAGCGTTCTGGATTATAAATAGAACCCTGCTTTTCCAAGACAACAGGGTTCATTCCTAGAATATTCTTTTTGAAAGGAGCAATACTTAAATCAAACGAAAAAGGAACTCCTCTTAATGTATGAAAAGTTCCTTCGAAATTTGGTTCATTTATTACAATCGCTTGATAAATATATATAGGGTCCCAATAGGGTACAAAATCTACATATTCTCCTTTTGTATCCAGTGCTTCTGTAATCAAATCTTCATAATATTGAATGTGTTCCAGTGTAGGTGATAAATAAAAACAATTTAAAGTTTGTTCAACATTTGTATAGTAACCACCATCGTTAACTGCTAACTTATTTAATCCAGAAACTTCTTCTAAATTAAATATTCTCTTAGCTTTTTTCTTTTCTGGTCTCTCACAAATAAACGCATTAAATTCTTTACTCCAATGATTTCCGAGTTTAAACCAACCATCAATCATGATTATCACCCACTAAATTCATTTTTATTTTTTAAGTCAACAAATTTATACATCAAATATTCAGCAATTTGATCTAATGTTTCTTTTGGTAAATTACCATAAGCTGTTAAATGTAAATGAATTTCATCTGTGGCTTGTTGCTTAGATAAACCCACATCTACAGCTTTTTGAATATAAGCCATTAGTTTATTTAAAGGAGCCACTGCTTCTTTACCAGCTTCACCACCACCTAATAATTTATTTCCAGAAGCACCGAAAATTGTCGGTTTGGTTAAAATCCCACCATCAGCAAACCATTTTACGTCAATTCCTGAGGGAAAAGAGATTTTTTTACCAAATACTTTATTAGAACTCCATTTCAAACTAAAATGAGGCATTGGAGGAAGTTCAATTTTTGGAAATTTCAATTTCAAGAACTTAAATAAGTTTTTTATTGCTTTTAACTTATCGTCAAAAGAGCCAAACATAAAACTAGCAAGTGTTTTTACTGAATTGGATAATATCTTAAATGCTGCATCAGCAGGACCAGAAAATTGTGACCAAAATTTTGACCACCATTCTTTTAATTTGTTCCATTTATCAGAAAACCAATCAGTAATGGAACCCCAATTTTTTATTACTGTTATAGCTCCTGCTACAGCAGCTACAAAAATTCCTAGTGCTACAACAACTGGACCGCCAACTATCCCTGCTAAAGCTCCCAGAGCAACCACAACTCCGGTAATAATGCCTATTAGTGTGCCAATTCCTAAAAAAGCTACAATAAAGGTTTTTACAGGTCCTGGTAAATTTTGAAACATCTTTAAAATTTCTGTTAAAGAATCTAACAGAGGAACTAATGCTAATGCTAATTCTTGGCCTAATGGAGCTAAAGCTAACTTCAATTCATTCCATGCACCTTGCATTTTTTGACTAGTTGTCGTTGTATCATTATTTAATTTATCGGATGCACCAGCGATATTGTCATAAGCTCCTTTTACGTTTTCAGCTTCTTTTCCAACACCAGCTAGAGCTTCCATTACTTTGATACCATTATCTTCACCTAGCGAACCAAAAATACTTGAAATTAAAGTTGCTTTTTCTTGCTCTGTACCAACTTCTGAAATTTTTTGAACTAATGCTTCAAATATTTCTTCGTTTGAAGCTCCGCCTTTTGACATAGTGTCGTATAGGTTTTGCCACTCTCCACCTAATTCTTCAATTGCTGTTTTAACTGAACCATCTGAAAGTCGAATACCCATTTCTTTAAGAACATCATTTACTTTGTCCAAATTGTAAGCTCCAGCTTTCGTACCAGCTTCTAGTGTTTCAAACATTTTTTTCATAGAATAACCATTTTGTTTGAAATACATAGCATACTCCGCTAGATTATCTCCCACCTCATCTGCCCAAGTACTTCCATTCCTTTGCAATGCAACGGTAATCATATCTAGTGATTCTTCCGCCGTAGCGCCATAATGTTTTTGTAAAGCGGCTACTCCTCGAATAGTTTCTGCTAAATCAACTCCGAAAGTTTTTTCTAAAACTTTTACATTCTGAACGATTTGATTCAGCTCTTGACTATTCATGTCACCAAGATTTTTAGATACTAGAGCTACCGCATCTGCAGCTTCATTCATATCATCAAAAAGACCACTACTAAAAATATCTTTTAAAGCTTGTTCATATTTTTTTGCTGATTCAGTTCCTGCAACTCCCATAGAAGCATTTAATTTTGCTTGTGCATCTTCTACTTCCATAAATGCTTCGATCGTATTGCTAGCCATGTCTTTTGCTTTACCAGACATCTCACTTAGGAACTCACCAGCATCCAACAGATTGCCTTTGTCGATTTTATCGTCAATTTCTTCTAGTGTGTCTCCTATCTTGTCTAATGCATCATCTGCTTTATTGGCATCACTTTTTAAACCATTTAAGTCAGAAGAAATTTTTTGAACAGAATTTCCATCATCAATTGAATCTAGAGCTTGTTTCATTTTGTTGATATCTGCCGTTTGTCCTAATGCAGCTCTACCAATTTTATTTAACGCATCTTCAAGTTGAGAGGAATTGGCTTTTCCTTCTTTAATTGCTGCCGTTAAACGTGTTCCTAGTACATCTGAAAAATCATTGATATCTGTTCCTGTAGCTTCAAAAAAAGTGGATAATCGCTGTGTATTTTGAGCAAGTTTTGCTTGTTCCACTCTCATACTTGATAATTGACCTTTAAAGCCATTTAGAGCGCCTTCAGTGGCTTCAATTTCTCGCTTAAATTTCCGATATTGTTCCTCACCAATTTCTCCAGATTTAAATTGCCTTTCTACATCAGCTTGAGCGCCTTTCAGTGCTTCCAACTTATTGGTGGTTAATTCAATTTGTCGAGAAAGTAATTCTTGCTTCTGCGAGAGTAATTCAACGTTATTAGGATTGAGTTTTAACAAACGTTCTACATCTTTCAATTCTTTTGATACATTTGTCGACTGATTAACAATATCTTTCAGTCCAGATGTTACGCCTTTAGTATCTGCATCAAGTGCAATCGTAATTCCTGAAATTTTCTTTTTAGCCATACATTCCCCTCCTCTCTAAAATGCATCAAAGTCTGCTTGAGTCGCTTTTCTAGTTTTAGATTTTGTGGATGATTTTTCTTGATGATTATCTATCCATTCTTGAACAAAATCTAAGCAATCACCTATTTCCATTAACTGCATTTCTTCATTTGATAAACCCACTTGTTTGCAAATAAAAAGAAATGACTCCGTAGTGAGTGTCTCATCACTAGAAGCCATTTCATCATTTACTTTTTTTTAGTTTGTATACTATGAGAAATCAACTCTTGTAAATCTCCAGCAAAGTCCGCTAATGGTAAAGAGTCCAAACTTTCTAACCAAGTAATCGGATCAGGAATAGTTGAATCTGCCGCTTTAGCATAAGTCCATACAAAATTATATAAAAGGGTTAATTCTACCCTTTTCAAATCATCATATGAAATGTCATTTAAATTGAAACTACCATCTTCATTTTGATTGTCTAAAGCTTTTGCTAAAGTTAAGAGGTCTGCAAAAAAATCACTTCCAAATTGCATCTTATAACGCAAAGGTGTTGCAGCATTAGAAGCTAATCGAATTTTAGTAGCACCAATCTTTATTATTTTCTCCATAATTAACCAACTGCTCCTTTTTCATAAACTTTTGTAAACCATTTGTCATAAACACCAGACGGAGTATCTGGTCTTGTTTTAGTTTTTACAGCTTTGTCAGAAGGCCGCGGTCCGGCACTAAATGTTAATTCTGACATATTTGGATCACCTGAATCCTTAGTTGTTGATCCAACTGTTGGACGATTTGCTGTACAGTAATACAACACATGTCGAGTTGCTGTTTTATCTCCCTCAAATTGAAACATTAGAGCAAAAGGAGAAGTTTCTGCATTCGCATACTCTGTTTGAACCTTATCGGTATCATCTACTTTTTCTCCCAAAATATCTACAGCAAAATCTTCAGGAATTCGAGCGCATGTATAGGTTCCGTCATAACCTTGATTGTTTGGAGAAGTATAATAATCAACATTATCTGCTTTAAACTTAATCAGATCTCCAGAAGGTTCAATGGATAATTCGACTGCACCAGGAAAATGAACCGGCGTTCCATAAGTAATTTCTCCCGTTTCTGGATTTAAAGTCGCTTTAGCATAATAAACATTTTCCAATCCAAACTCTACACGATTCTTTTCAGCACTTACTGCTCTTTCTTTTTGTTCCATTTCTTTCACCTCTATTTTAGATATTGATTTCGTATGCTTTTAAATACATTTGTTCGGATGACAAATAAGTTTCATAAGTATCAAAGGGAATTTTGTTTGTGTTAAGTAATTCCTCTAATTTATTTTCTTCACGAATATTCTTGGTATTTGTATATAATTCAACAATAACTTCCGTCTTTTTAAGAAATACCTCATTATCGGCATAAAAATTGTCACTTGAATTTTCATAGTAAAGTAAATATGGTAATTCTGGTACTTGCCCTGGTTTCCATTCACGATAAGAAATGGGTAAATCCATTTGATCCAGTAATTGTTTCAATTCAGTTAAAAACATACTCATTTCAACCTCCTAATCAACTCTTTTTCTAACGAAGAAACGGCCTTTTCTTCTGCGATAGCTATATGAGGTTGTCCTTTTACTTTCCCTATGGTTCGTCCGCCTCGTTTTAGAGCGTGACCATTTTCTAACAAATGTGTTAGCCGATAAGTAGGATCTTTTTGAAAAACAATTTGTCCAGTAGACCCTTGCTTCCTTTTTGTCCAATTACGTGCGTATTTTCCAGAACGTTTTGGACTATTGCGCTTTAATTCCTGTACAGTTGATTTCGCCACAAAATCTGTAGCTTCTCCTACTTCTAATTCGATTTCTTTACTATATGATTTAACTACATTAGAAATTTCTTTTGATAATTCGCTAATGTGGATTGAATTACTCATTTCTGTCACCTAAATTCAAACGGCAAATAACTTCTAATTCTTCATAATTTCTTTGATACGTTCGAATAATTTTGTATTTATTCCCTTCAAATTTAAGGTAATTTTCTCCAGAATACTCATAAGGATGAATAATAAACAAATGAAGGTTCTCTATACCATTTTGTCCAGCCTGATAAAATTCGCCTCTACTTACATTATCCTCGTAAGCCATTACTGGATTTTCTTTGTATTTAGCTATCTGATTTCCTATTTCATCACTAGTAAATCCATCATTTTCAAGAAGAAAAATATCTAAATCCCATGTCTTATCCATATTTATCCCTTCTTCATCGAAAGTACTAAATTATGCAATCTAAATTGTATATTTCTTGGCATAACACCTTCACCTCTCGATCGATATCGCCAAGCTGAATAATCAACAATAAACATGATATGAAGATCATCATTATTATCAATTAGAATTCCTTGTTCGGATTCTAATTCACTAATCACACTGTCAATAATTGATAACAAATATTCATTTCGCTTATCTGTCATGATACCTAAATTTACTTTTAATAACTCTAAAATTTGAGTATTCATAGTCATCTCCTAATAAGAAAAGAGGAAACTAGTCTGTTTCCTCTAATAATGTTAATAACTCTTTTTTACTCGCATTTGATTTATAACTAATATTTTTTTCGTCAAGAATATTTTTTAAATCAGGAATCGTCAAAGACTCGTAACTATTTTTTGCCAGTCTTGACTCTGGCATCGTTACTCCCCCACTGTATCTAATGTTACTTCTACAAACGCTTCAGGCACTACTGGTTTTCCATCATAACGCCCTAAACCACGAACAGCTGTTTGATCCTCTCTGAATTTATAATGACCAGACATATCTACACGAACAGATTCACGTTCTACTAAAGTATATTTATCAAACACTCCAAATAAGATTTTATCTTGAGGTAAGTAATTATTAAAAACTACTTTTAATCCTAAGAAGTTAGGTTGTGCTAAATTAGGCAATTGAACAACATCTATTCCATTAGAATTTACATGAAGCGTGAGCGTAGCAATTCGATTATAGTAAGTTTGACGATGCATAACAGCTACAATCTCACCAGTAGCATCTTCACCAGTATCAATCAATCCTAACACTGGAATTAATTCTTCATAAGTTGGTTTTTTTGTTACTTTATTTTTGCTAGGAATTTTAGGGAGGATACCATCAGGTTGTTTATTATCCTTTCCTGTACCAGTAACAATTGCTTTATCTAATCCTTTTGCAATAGAACGTGCGATTCGTTTTGTTAAATAATCATCTAAATTAATAACAGAATCTTCTAATAAAGAATTATCAATATAGACAATTCGGCCAATCTTGAAACCGTCAAACTCAACTGCAGTTAGTTTAGAATCATCATTTTCTGGTAATGCTCCTCGCATTTCTAACCAAGTTGCTTCACTAGTATCTACATCTAAAATTAATTTCACACGACCTTTAGCAATCACTTTGTCAACTAATGGATATAGCGTAGTAAAATCACCAATACGCTCACGAATACGGTTGACGATAATTTCTGGGATGATCAATTCTGCGCCACTTGGTCCATCTGGTAAAACTTGACCATTTGCACGCATTTGAAGTCTTTCACGTAATTCATTATAAAATTCTTTCACATCTGAACGTTCATGATAATCTGTATTAGTTTTTGCTCTGGTATTTTGTTTTACTGCCATATCTCTTTCCTCTCCTTTATTTGAAGGTTTCTTTTCATTCAACTGTGTTAATTCTTCTTCCAAAGAATTGATTTCTTCTTCTAGTTCTTGGATTTGTTGATCATGAGGCTCTTTTTCTTCATTAAATTTATTAACCTCATCTTCCACTACTTGTTGTTCTTCCTCTGTTTTAGCTTCTTCAATGGCGGTTTCTAAATCTTTTTCTCGCTTTTGAAATTCAGCATCTTTTTCTCTTAATGAACTAAGTATTTCTTTTTTACTAGCAATTTTTCTTTGTAGCATGATTTGTTTTAATGCCATGATTATTTCCCCCTATTTTTTAATTGATTTAATAATTTTTTACGCCACTGCTTCGTCTGTTTTTCACGATATTGTTCTAGTTGATTGTGCCTAGCTTGTACTCCTGTGTCTTCATAAGCAGGGAATGTTACTACAGAAACTTCATGAAGATCAATTTCTTTTAACAACCACTTAACTGTGCCATCTTCTCTCCAATCAGTCTCTTCGTTCAAAATATTAAAACCAAACGAACATTGATCCACATCGCCACGTTTTACTCGTTCGTATAAGTTTAAGGCGTCTGAATCATTTTCATTTATGATAATTTGTCCCCATAAACCTCTTGAATCAACACTTAATTTCAATGTGCCAGACTTGTTCCTACCTAAAACTAGAGTAGTTTCGTGGTTTGTTAATGCTCGTATATCATTGCTTAAAGAGCCATTGAAAGCTTCTGTAGAGATTTCTTCAAAAGCGCCTGGCCAAAGTTCTGTTTCTTGATTAAAAACAGCAAAATAACCTTCAATAATTTTTTCTCCTGTTGTTTCTTCTCGGGTAGAAAAATTAGTGGCCATAGAACGTGTTTGATTTTCTTTCATACTCAATTAGAATCACCACCTTTTAATTTACTTTGTTCTCCAATCATTCCTTGAGGAATAAAGTTTTCTAAGATAATCAGATCATCTAATCCTTTTTTAGGAGAATCACCTATCATATTCAAAACATCATTTCCTGTATAGATCCCTCGAATATATAAATTCATCCCAATTTCTGCTAATTCTTTAATATCGTAAGCCATTAAACTCTTAGAATTACATTTAAAATACCAATCTGGATTTTCAAGCAGCCCTTTAGTCAGTGTTTGTTGAAAAACATCTGCAATAGCTTTAATTCTTGTACGAACGAAATTGTTATATTCATCTTTATCAAAAGTACCTACTCCTAAAATAAACGCAGGTACATCTAGCAAAGCTGCGACAGTTTTCTTATCGATTTCTACAGATTCATTGATCGCAATATCTTTTAACGATAATGGTTTTACTTGTTGTACATCTAATAGCTCTGCAGGAATAATCCACGGCTCTCCTGGTCGAGATTCACCTAAATATTTGTCCTTGATTTGCTGTCTCCCAGCTTCACTTGCAATACTTTCATTCATTGCATCAACCTTTACAATAACATTGGGCATATATTGACCACTCATAAATGATTTTTTAGTTGCATTTGCTTGACGTAAATTATGAGTAACATCTCGTAGTTGAATCCTATAACCTGTTCCTCTCCACGGTTGCTCTGAATCAGGATTGATTGCAAAATGTAAAACTTCATCTGGATTATAAGTTGTTGCTCCATATTTAATTTGATATCCTTCATCCAGTTCCATAAAGCTGACTTGAGAAGGCTTTAGTGGTTTCAATTCATGAATAAATCCATCTCTCATTTCTGGAAATACAATCGCATTTCCATCTCCTGGAAGTAACATCGAATACACAATGTTATAAACCCAATTCTTTCTAGTCATATAAGAATAAGGTTCAATATCGATTTTTCTAGATAATTCATTTTTAATCCGAATATCTCCACTATCTGAATTTTCCATTAAGTGAATCGTCATTCCTGATACTAAATCAGCAATTTTTTGACAAGCTGTTTTTACTTCTGGATTATCAGACAGTCGAGTATAACCTGGAACTAATACTTCTCTTGCAACATCTGACATAAAAAAACCAACCGTAGGATCGCTTGATCCTGATGGTTGGGGTTCTGACCGTATTTTATTGGCTTTTCTTCTTTTTTTAGACAAAGGAAATCACCCTTTCTTCTTTTAGTATTTACGATTTAACCATTCTGTTCCAACATTACCGAATGCCATATCTTCTAGCATCTGGCAACAGCTAAATACACTTGCATCAAACAAATCAATACGCTGAACTCCGCCGTCACCATCTAATTTATCGTACTGAATCATATCATCTGTTTTTTCAATGGCTCTTACATTTTGAACACAATATTCATAAGCATCTGAATGAAGATAATAAAATTGTTTATTTTTAACTTTTACCTCAATATGGCGAAATCCTTCTGACTTTTTATAAAAGTATTGTGGTTGATCTTTAATTTTAAATCCTGCTTTTTTCATTTTAAAAAAGAATTCTCTACCAAATTTTTTATCAAAACCAACAACCTTAATTTTGAATCCCTTTTGTTTCATCGAAACAAACCAATTAACAATATCATCATGTAAAACTGTAGGAGTATTACTCATTGTGAGCCAGCCATCTTCTTTCCAACCAAATAAAGGTATTCCATCTTCTTCTGCTTTTTTTACTGCAGCTAATTTAGGGAAGAAAGCATGAGTAATACAGATATCTACTCCTTTATACGAACCATACAAAGCACCTGCAGTTAAATCATGCAATTTAGATAAATCAGCCCCTCCATACCAAACAATTGGTAATCTTGCTAAATCTTCCAATGTCCAATCATACTGCATATCAGAACTTCTAAATTCATTAATATCAAAATAGGCATCCATTGCATTTGTAAATACATTCAACGTTTTATTTAGAAATTCTGTTTTTAATTGTGGTTCATTCATTGCTTGCGATGCATCATCTAATAGTTCATCCAAAGTAACTGTTACATTGATAGAAGGAGTACACATTTCTAACACTTCTGGATCATCAATAGTGGTAATTTCTCCTTTGCTATTTAAAATATTACCTTCTTCATCTTGATCTGCTTTACAAATAAAAATAAAATAAGAATCATAAGCCGAATCAGTAATTGAACCGTTTAATACTTTTTGTAAGGTTTTTAAACGGTTAGCTAAAAAACCGTCAGGAATATCTCCTGCGGTTGAAATCCCTATTAATAATTTATTCCGATATGCTTTCATCGCGTTTTTCATTAAAGTATATCTTTTTGCCCCAGCTCGTTTCCAAGAATGAAGTTCATCCAATACTAGACAGTTACAGTTTAATGAATCAAGTTTATCTTCTTGATTAGCAATTGCAAATATATCACTTGTTCCATCACCAAAATTAATTGAAATTGAATGTTCTTGATTGTTATCTCGTATTCTTAATTTCTCAACGTCTTCTTTTAATTCGTTAACGTTATCAACTAAAAAATTAAAGCATTCTAAAGTTTGTTTAACTGAATTTGCAACAATATAAGCTTTAGAACCCGAACGTCTATCCAAAATACTTTTTGCTTCAGTTAACGCAGCACTAAATGCAGTTTTCCCCTGTTTTCGTGGTAAAAAAATAAGCGCTTCTTTAAATCGCCTAATATCTGAACCTTTTTCAAAAAAACCAAATAAATTCACACAAACAAATTTTTGCCAATCAGTCAGCAATAATGGTTGCCCTTTATAACTCACACCATTTTTGTCTTCTCCTTGCACATGATGAATTGTTCCTTCAATTAAATTAATGACAAAATCAAATTGTTCTTGTCTAAAATCAATATCTGTTCGTTCCAGATCTTTTAAAAACCGTTCACATGCTAGTCTTCTATCTAAATTAGCTAATACTTTAAAATCAACAATTGATTTTGCATAATTTAAAGCTGTTTCAAAATGCTTAGATGTAATGTTCGATAAGTCCATCTGATCACATCTGTTGTTGTTCTAAAAGTTTAGCAAAAGCGGATTTCTCTTTTTTAGGCATTTCTACTTCAGCTTGATAGGTTCTAGCATTCAACATTAATCGATCAGAATAAGTACCTATATCTTTTCGAAGGTTTTCTAAACTTGCTAAAATTGGAGATTTCTTCCCACCACTTTTTTCTGTTTCCAAAATAATTTCATAACCTTGTCTTTCAAACTCACGACTTAGATAATTGTATTGATAAACCATATCAGAATAAACTTCTATAATTTGATTATATTGTGGTTTATATGTTCCTAGTTCTTTCATATATTTGATTGTGCGTTTTTTTATGCTTTCACGTTTTGGGATATTTTTAGACAAGTTACCACCTCCTTAAATCAAGATATATTACTGCGAAAAAAAGGGCTTTTTTCTGCACGGTTTTTAACGATAAAAATAGCTCTATTCATTGCTATTATAGTATTTCATCTCAAGGAAAAATTTTTTCAAAAAGTCCTCGCTATTGGAAAAAGTTCCCATATCCGTTTCCCAAAAAGTAATTTTAGATTTCAAAAGGAGGGGGGGATTCTCTCTCCTTTTTCCAACGCTCAAACTCTTTCTGCCTTTTTCTTTGCCAATATAAACCTTCACCAATAATCTCATCATTCTCTCGATCGTGAAACGTATTATGTTTTTTATGTGTTAATGGTAATAAGTTCCAGTCAACAAAAGCTAACTCAGGGTATTCTTTTCTTGGATAAATATGATGGACCATTTCTGCTTTTACTCGAATACCATATCTCTTGCTTTCTTGACATTCATATTGATATCTTCTTAATATTGCATTCCTCTTTTTGGTCCATCGTTTACTTTTATAGAATGATTCAATTGTCATTGTTACTCTTCCCTTGATTCTTTTTGTAATTTGTACTGATTACTTTTGCACCCATCTTCTCATACCACTCAACTGTTTGTTTTAAATTTGGCAATGTATGTGATAATAGTTGAATTGTTAAATCAACAGTATCTTTTGAAAAAATGTTGTCAAAATATCGATCTACCTTATTACCAATAACCACATAAGCATAATTGCCATTCCAATGATCTCTCAAACCATTAGGATTATTTTCAGATTCAATAGCTATCTTATAAACTTCTGCCATATTTACATTTACATTGATTGTTAGCATTGCTTCATGAAAATCATTCATAGATAAAACTCCTTTCAAAATAAAAAGACCACTCAACGAGTGATCTAATATGTAAAAACTACATCTCAGAGGAGCTCATGAGATGCAGTTATAACGCTATGTGAACACTGGACTAGAATACCGTCTCTAGCCAAGACCTACGCAATGATACAAAGCCTCACACAGGCAACTTGCCGTGTTCCTAGCAAGTCCAACTTAATGTTAGCGAGATTGCCCATTCCTCTTGCAGTAGCCATAGAATGGTATAAGGGTCTGATTGCCTCCACTACTGCTCAATCTCTAAGCGGTTTTACTTTCGGGATCTTGTACCGCAAACCCAAAGTCGCTGGAGTGGGATTGCACCACTCATGTACTAGTCCGCTCTAGTTTTGTACAAGGTCCCAGTAGTCCGCCGTACGCAACCTACCTTCACCTTTGCGTCTCTCTACTTCCGCCACAGCGACACTATAAAATTATTCTTGGCTGCTACTATTTTTTATTTTGCCCATTTTTAAATCCAATCATATAGACATTAAGACAGAGCGCAAAAATTGAAATTATTAATGGAATCATTTCTCTTCACTTACCTTTAGTTATCTTGTGAATAATTAAAAAAACAATAGACAGCAACGGATGATAGATAATAAGAACAATTTAGAAGGAGTTGGAATTCACATCCTTATTCTTAATATTTCCGCTACTGTCTATCGAAGCTTAATTAAACGATGAGGGAGATTGCCTCCCTTCGTTTATTTTGTCGAAGTCCTGTTTCCTAATCTTTCGACACTATCATAATACACCATTGAACAGGTAATCGATTGGTATAAAAAAGGTATAAAAAAGAAACCAAATGGGTAATAAAAAGGTATAAAAAGTGTAAAAACTGGCTACTTAAAAGCAACCAGTTCTAATGCTGAAGCAAATTGGATGATAATCTTGTTTGATTCTAGTTTGACAGATTCTTCGCTAGTATTATTCCTTTGAGCAGTTACATAAATCGACAGACCATTGATGTAACGATCATAAAATATTTTTTTACGTCTTTCAGTCACATCAGGTTTGTGCGGATGCTGAATAGCAGAGTATCCTCGAACAAACAATTTATGCAAATACTCAAATTCTTCTTGTGCTTCTTCTCTATCTATCAACATTCGTTCAGCTTCAAAGACATTATTAGCTGTAGATGGCGGAACCAAAGAATAAGATGCCGTCACTTTTGGCTCACGAGGTTGTCCTAACCTACATCTTGCTGATAGATATGCTGAAAGGAAAACACCAAC